ATCAAGTGAGGACACCATGCTAATCACAGAACGCACGTCGGATGGGCGCACGGTGGTGCGCCTGCACAAGGACTGGCACCCGGGGCGCATCAGCGCAGCATACGTGCCGCCACTAAAAGTGTACGAGCAACCACTCATGGAGCGGCTGCTGCAAACCCAAGGACTCAAGAAGTTTAAGGAGAGACTGCGATGAACCAGTTAGAACGCATACGCAAGCAGCACGTCAAGATCATGGCGCACAAGAAGTGGTGTGCATACGGCCCGCTCGTTGCGGCGGGTAAGACGACGTGCGATACAGACATACCCACTGCTGCCACAAACGGTATTGATAAGAAGTACAACCCGACTTTTGCGGCGTCACTCACGGACGAGGAGTTGAGGTTCGTCATCCTGCACGAGGCAACCCATGTGGCATACCTGCACCTCGACGTGTGGCAGGACCTGTGGAAGCAGAACCCACGGCTGACAAATATTGCAGCCGACCACTTCGTGAACTTGTCGCTGGTGGATGGCGACGCGGGTGAGGGGTTTATCACGATGCCGTCGGTCGGTGTGCAGCCTGAGCCCGAGTATCGAGGCTTGTCTGTCAAACAGATTTATAACCGGCTATTAGAGGGCGGTGAGGACGGCGGCGGGGGTGGTGGCGGTGGTATCGACGACCACGAGTGGGAGGATGCGCAAGGCAGGGATGCTGCCGAGCAAGGCAAGCTCGCTGAGGAGGTAGGTCGCCTCCTGAGGCAAGGTGAGATCACACGTCGCAGTCGTAGCAAGGACGGCTCGGGTAACGAGCACGGGGTATTCGGTGACCTGCTGAACCCTAAGGTGGACTGGCGTGCAGTCCTGCGTCAGTTCATCCAAGACCTGTGTGCGGGTAAGGATGAGTCGTCGTGGCGCAAACCTAACCGACGGTACTTGGCTAACGATGTGTACATGCCGTCGCTGCAAGGCGTCACGATGGGGCCGCTGGTAATCGGGTTCGATACGTCAGGCTCGTGCTTCGGGTCTGACTACATGACGCGGTTCGTGTCGGAGATCACGACAATCATCGAGCAGGTGCAGCCGTCGAAAGTCACGGTGGTTTACTGGGACACGCAGGTGGTGGGACACCAAGACTTCGAGAACGGCCAGTTCGCTGTGGCTAACCTCAAGCCGAAGGGCGGCGGGGGGACGAGAGGTGACGTGCTGTTCAAGTGGATCCGAGCGAACAGGCTCAAGCCACAAGCAATCGTGCAGTTCACAGACGGTGATTTTTCTCAGTGGGGTAGCAGCGACATCCCGACACTCTGGTGCATCGCAGGTGACGCCAAGGCCCCGTGGGGCACAACCATAAACATCGAGGTGTGAGATGAAATACATTCTGACTGTGGGTAACTCAAAAGTTCTGATGGATAACGAGACGCTCAGCAAGATAGGTGCGCTGCTTGACGGGTGCGAGGTGGTGACGTCGAAGTATGTGGGTAAGCCCAAGTCCGAGACAGGCTATGTAACAGTGCTTGACAAGCCGAAATTGGCGGATCTATTCTCGGTGACTCTGATGTCGCAAACCGAGTACGACGCGCTGGTTGTATTCACGGAGGTGCAGAACCAAGAAAAAAGCTGATTTATAACCGTTATAAATTCTCAAAATGAGGGGGCAGCAGCCCCCACACATGCAAACACAAAGGAAGAAATCATGTCTCAGATCATGTCTGGTATCGCTCGTTCGTCCCTGCTGGTTGACCTCTCCATCAGTATGTATTCGGGGCGTAAGCAAGATACATCCACCCGTGACGAAGTGACGGCATCCAAGGGTGCCAAGAGCAAGCGTGCTGCGTCGGTGTACAAGTCGCTGTTCGCTGACTGCAAGGAGCTGGACGACATCACCAAGTTTCAGGCTCGGCTGCGGCAGCAGCACTACAAGTACACCAAGCCATGGCTCGACAGCGGGGTGCGCATGCTGCCCGCGACACTCCTCCAGCAGTATCAGGATGTGATGTACGACTACGAGCAAGAGTTCGATGCACTTGTGACTAAGTTCTTGGATAAGTACGACACGCTTGTGGCTGCGGCTGCATTCCAGCTTGGGGGTTTGTTTGACCGTAGCGAGTACCCACTGCGCTCGGAGGTGCGGCGTAAGTTCTCATTCAACCTGACCTACACACCGATGCCGACGTCGGGCGACTTCAGGCTAGACATCGAGAACGAGACGCAAGCCGCACTCGCTGCTGAGTATGAGAAGAGTATGCAGGCTATGGCCGAGCGGGCGGCTCGGGACTCGTGGGAGAAGCTTCACGTCGTACTATCACGTATGGCTAAGCAGCTTGCCCCGCGTGGCGAGGATGGTAAGCCGGGGAAAATCTATGACTCGTTGCTCGGGAATGCTTACGAGTTGTGCGAGTTATTGCGTCACTTCAACGTGACGGGGGATGCAGCGCTGGAGTCCATGCGCAGGCAGTTGATGGATGTCATGGAAGGTGTGAATACCGATGCGCTGCGCAAGGAAGCAGATACGCGAGCCGTGGTACACAAGAAGGTGCAGGACATGTTGAACCAACACGACTGGGGGATTGAGGATGAGGAAAGTGACGACGGAGATGATGGACAAAGTGGTGTACAACTTGCAGCGTGACATCGATGAAGGGCGGATACTTGACTACGACGCAGAAGGAAGATCCGTGTCAGAACTAAACCACGTGCATGGAATCATCACGCACCGATACTCGGTGGAGGAGGGGGAGTTCTCCCTCCAGTCTTTTGCAGACGCTATGGTCACAACAGGCCGGGGTAAGGTCGGGGAAGAATCCGACTGGCTAAAGCGCGTTCTGGACGTAGCCTACCTAGGTGGGCATGGTCTAACAATTGTGTCGAAGCCGCCTGACTACGTGCTGTGGTTCGAGACGGATGCACGGATGGACTTGATACGATTTATTGTTGAAGCAGAAGAACTTAACCAAGGAGTGTGAAATGCCAAGACGACCTATGACCAAAGAAGCAAAGATCCGACGTGCGCTTGAGGCTGGAGTATCTGTGAGTGAGATTGCACGGAGATACCATACAAGTCCGCAGTATGTGAACGTCATACGACGTAAGCACTTCCCGCCTCGCCCCGTGCAGGCTGAGCCGACACTTGTGCCTGTGCAAGAACACTCTGTGGGGCCGCTACCCCCTGCGCCGAGGGCTGAGCCTGCTCCGGCTCCGGCTCCTGCTCATGACCCATACTTCGCGTCAGGGCTGGTGTCACTCCACCCTGAGCCCCCTCAACCCACGGCAGGTATCTCGTCTATCCCGCTGGGGGCGGGTGAGGTGCGTGAGCTTGCAGGTCCACCCAAGCCGACGTTGTGGCAGCGGTTCAAGCTGTGGTTCTGGGGTCGTGCGTGATGGGTATGGTGGATAAGGCAGACCAGACCCGAGCCTGCTACCGCCTGCTGTCGGCGGTAGTAATCACTGCACTGCGGGACGCCTGCTCCACCCCACCCCGAGAGCGGGTGGGCTCACGACGCAGGCTTAACACTGACGCATTCACTGCGATGCGGTTCCTGTTCGACGAGCGGGTGTCTGGACTCAACGAGTACCTCATATGGTTCGACATTGATGCTGGGCAGTATCGGATGAGGTTGCGGCAGATGATGTTTGATGACACTCCGTTCATCCGCAACGGGTTTGATACATTGGATCGGCGGAACTTTCGTTTTAACTATCGTCTATGGGAGCAGACAAAAGATGCTCAGTACGACGAATCTGAAGGAGAGAGTGATGACTGACTGGGTAGAAGGCCACCTGCGGATGATGAAGCTCATGAAAGAGTTCTATGAGGCCATGATGTGGGGCGACATGAAGAGAGGGATGGATCTGTGCGAGCAGATCATCATTGAAGCAAGACTCACACGCACGACAATCAAGGGACAGGAGAAAGATAGTGTTTGACGAGCTGAAGAGTGTGCCGAAATCGAAGGACTTGTCCAAGCCCAATCCTGCGCTGGATGCAGCGATTGAGGAGGTGAAGTCCAAGTATCCGCACATGTTCTTGCAGGATCATGAGCTCAAGCACAGGACGTTTTATGATGAGCCGGAGACTGTTGTGCCGATGGAAGACTGCCTGTATCGAATAGGCTGGCAAACGCAACCCAAGAAAGGGAAAAAGAAATGACTACAAACAAGGACGCCGAGACGGATCCTGAACTGGTCTTCCGTCCCATGACCGGGTGCCCTACGGGGCCGAAGGTGTTGCTGCTTAACAAAGCAGGGATAGCCAGCACAGGCTGGTGGGACGGGAAGGACGACTGGTATGTGGGTTGGTTCCCGTTGCCGAAGATCCCACCCGAGATCCGGTCGTTGGTGGAGCCAACCTATAAGCCGCAGTCAAACATCGGCAATCTGCTAGGGGATTGAGATGACACGAGATGACATCATCAAGATGGCGCAGAAAGCAAAACTACTGCCCATCGACATTGGTCCGACGGTCGATACGAAATACATGCGGCGCAAACGAGAAAGCCTTCAAAACTTCGCCGAGCTTGTCGCCGAACATACGCTTTCCAACATTGACCCAAGCAAGTTTATGTCATACCAAGAGGGGTACGAGGCTGGTGTGCTAAACGAGCGTGAGCGCACGAAATACGACGGTATCCACACATGCAGCGACCAATGCCAGAGACCGGCTTGTGTGGCAGTCAGGGAGGCGGTGCAGCGGGAGCGAGAGGAATGTGCGAAAGTCGTCGAAGACTATCCGCACTGGATCGGACTGACCGCAAAAGCTGAGATTTCAAACGCAATCAGAGCAAGGGGCCAGCAATGAAGCTCGAAGTGTTTGAGGACCGGATGTACTTCGATCAGTTTGCAGTCAGGCCAGAAGGATCAAAGGAATTCGGCGACACGATCCATTTCGTGCGGAAGGTTGATGCGCTGGTGGCGATGAGGACGATCGAACAGTGGATTGATCAAGAGCGAGAGGCTTGTGCTCTAGCTGTAGAGCAGGCCGGTATCGACGGCTACGGAACCCTAGCCGCAGCGGCAATGATCAGAAAACGGGGTGAGAGATGAACTTCGAGAACTGGATCTCTAGCAAAGTGAACTCAGGACAAGAGGCGACGATCAGTCTCGCGCTATTGGAGAGACTATTTCACTCCCCTCCTGAAGTGCCTGAGCTTAGAGCGATTGAGTTCTGGGCAAGAGGGATTTGTCATCGGATCGGATGCACGGCAAGTATTTATGTTTCCGATGATGTCATCACGTTTTACCCGAGGTGAGAGATGAATAAACCAACAGGTGGACCGGCGTTTCCAACGGGCACGGCATATAAAGGCATGACGCTGCTCGATTATTTTGCGGCTCATGCTTCAGAAGAAGATGTTTGCGTGGCTTTGGATCGGGTACAAAAAGTTGAGGTAGTTAAAGACCTCGGTAACGGAACTAAAACAATCAAAAGAGAGTACCCACACAACGCAAGACAGATCGCTCGATACATTCACGCTTACGCAATGCTTGAAGCAAGAGGTGAGCGATGACCGACAACATCAAACCATTTATCAAAGCCACTACACCAGACAACTCCGACGCGATTGCAATGCTTGAGGAGTGGCTGGAGGACGCCAAGAACGGTGAGATCGTCACGGTCGGTCTGGTCGGCAAACGGATCGGTGGCGAGTGGCAGACAGCCATGAGCAGTTCCCAGAACAGCCTTGAGGACGCAGCCATGCTGATCGAACTCGGGATGCGGCGTCTTGGTTTTAAGCAGAGGTGAGTTTTTTAACCGCAACAGGAGGTTGCAATGAGTGATGATCTGACCTTTGGTATGAAAGCAGTTGGCCTGACCTTCAATCCGTCGAAAGATCCGACGGTAGATGCGATCAAGCGCAAGTGCGCGGATTTGATCGACGAAATCCACGAACTACGAATCAATCAACCCAACAGCGAGATTGCTCGGATGGCGAGTATCGCTATTACCGAGATCCAGACCGGGCAAATGTGGGCAGTAAAAGCTGCTACTTGGAAATACTAAACAGGACGGGGCTTCGGCCCCGGTCAAGAGGTGAGAGATGACAATCCACTACTTCTGCCCGCTCCGGCGGGCATATATCGAAACGACCGTGCCGACTGATGTGGCGTTTAAATTGATGGGGTGGGTATGACTGACGCCCTACTGATACTCGCAGTTTACGCATCAGGTGTCGCGGTCGGCTACCTGATATGGGCACCTGAGACGCGGTTCAAGCGAGCCGTCATTGACGGTATGACACTGAGCTTTTTGTGGAGGCGGAGATGAATGAACGAATTCGAGAACTCGAATCCCAATGCTGGGAAGCACGACAATACGGTCCTCCTTGGTTTAATTCTCAAAACTTCGCCGAGTTGATTGTCAGGGACTGCTTAAGCATTGCTGATCGACGAGGCGCTTATGAAGTCATGGACGACATCATTAAGCATTTTGGGATCGAACCATGAAACCCAAATTCACAAGGATGATCGACGGCATTCCAACAATGACTGTGACGGAGCATGATTGGATCGTCTCGCAGCTAGTGACCATCATCGAGGGTCTGGTCGAAGGCGCAGAGCCAGACTGCGGTGATCCTGCTTGTAAAGATTGCGAAACGTGGCGACCGGCGTGGAAAGCGATTCAAGAGTTGAAGGAGAAGTAAACATGAAGACAAAGCAAGAAATTAAAGACGAGATCCTTGAGCTGTACGGCGCTACCACGGCTCTGGGTGAGGCGATGAACGTGCTTCACGCGCAGCGCATGGAAAAGAGCAAGCAGATGATGGCGTTGAATCATATGCTCAAAGAGATGGGCGACGATGAGTCTGCGGAGAAGAACACATGAGCATCGAAGCAATGAAGCAAGCACTGGAGGCGCTGGAAAAGAACTACGTGCTGATCAACGGTACGGAGCGTTTTCTAGGTTTAGACCAGATTAAAGACACTTACTACGCCGGGTGTTTTGACATTGATGGAATCAACAAGCAGACCAACGACGCAATCACCGCCCTCCGCACCGCTATCGAACAGGCAGAGAAGCCGGTGGAATGTATGTGCGGCGTCTGCAAGCTGGGCAAGCGAGAATGGGTCGGGCTGACAGATGAGGAAGTTGAGCAGCTCGCCGACAGCGAATATGAAGAGGCGTTTGTGAGATTGGTTGAAGCAAAGTTAAAGGAGAAAAACCATGGTTGAACTTCACTGGGCAACGATCACCCTGATCGGGATGATGTGCTTTCTTGCAGGTTATCGGATTGGAGGGATGTGAAATGAGCATGACAATGCACGAATACGAACAGTGGTCAGTCAGAATGAAACAGGAGCAAGAGATGAATGAATCAAAGGCAAGTATGGTTATTGGAACTGCATACGTTGACAAAACAAAGCAAGACCCGCCAATCGTTGTACAGATGAACATCTTGGATAAACAACTGTCGGTTTTGCAGGATTATATCTTCCAGCTTGGAGAAAAGTTGTCACCTATCTTGCAAGAAGTGCCGCCCGCACCACAAGAGCAAGCACCAGGCATTCAGAAACAACCCTTCGGATCTTCAGCATTGTTTAATGGACTGCAATCGCTGAACGGCCACGTCGCCCGACTACAAGCGCGGATCATTGAGATCACAGAGCGGGTTGAGGTTTGAGATGGCTAACATCAAACCCGTAGACATTCCAAATCAATACAGGGAATCTGCACAAGAGACGCTACAGGAGGCAATGGACGAGAACCCAGACACGGTGATCTTGTTGATGTTCTGGAAGGCTAGTAATCAATTCATGATCAAAACCTCTATGGTTCAAGACCGGTTGAGTCTGATCGGTGCGATTGAAGAGGCGAAGGCCAAGATAATTAAGGACGGGTATACATCATGACGGAACACACCCTATCCTGCGGATGCAAGTCCAAGTATTTCGGCATTCAGGCGGAGTGGGACACGACCGACCGGGAGGGCAATCCTGCGGTGGCTTATGGTGTGATCTGTGAGCGACACTGGCACGAGCTAGGTGCAAGGCGACCGTGGTCTGGACTGACTGATGAGGAGATTAAAGAGATTATCGGACCGTGGGGCGAGACTCCGATCAAAGGGTATACGAGAAAGTTGTTTGATCAGATTGAGGCGAAGTTGAAAGCAAAGAACCGATGAAGCGACTTGATCACCCAGAATGCGACTGTCCACAAGGCACCGGGTCCGAGGTCCGCGAGACAAGAATGGATACCCGCTATGGTTTCACCTATCGCAGGAGGACTTGCGCCGGATGCGGACTGACATTCGGCTCTTACGAGATTCCGATCATGAGTCTAAACATGGACCAATTTGAACCCATCAACCCAGACGGAAAGAGACTATGAGACTGTCCGCTGCAACACTGCCCCTGCTGCTCAAGGCTATGATGGAGCAACCCCGCTCAGCCAAAGAACTTATTGAGACCACAGGTCTCGGGCATGATGGTGTGCACCTCTTCTGCCAATCTATGCACGAGCACGGGCTGGTCCACATCGTCTGGTGGGACTACAACGATTCCCAGTACGCTCCCGTCTATGCTTTCGGTCCCGGCGAGGACACCACTGAACGGTGGAACACGACTGAGCAAGCGATCCTCAAGATCTTCGGACAAGACCTGCTTTCCCGCACCGTTCCCGAGCTCAAGGCCGTCCTAAACCTTCACTCTGCAACCATCAAAAAGGCACTCGATGTCCTCACATCCAAAAAGTACCTCATCAAAAACCCAACCACAGTCTCGTGGAGACGTAACCCCCATGTGGCCTTTCCCGACCGTCGAGGAGCTACTAGCCATGCCGTTGACTTCGCACGTTCCGATCAACGACAGAAACTCAAAGTCCCCCAGCAAAGCTGGTTTTCGGCAATCACTTGATGAAATCGGTGAGGCAAAATGGTAAAAACACTCAGCGACTATATCGAAACAACTTTGGAAGAAGAGGAAATTTGGAAGATGAAAGCGAACGATATGCAAGTGGGTGGTACGCACTATAAAGACATGGGTGTGCAGCCATGGGAAGTGATGGAAGCAATCCTCACTCGTGAAGAGTGGATCGGATTTTTAAAAGGTAACATTGTTAAATACTCCATGAGGCAAGGTCGGAAAGATTCAGACGACACCAACAAGTGCTTGCACTACATCAAGAAGCTGAACGAAGTACTGGGGGAGAAGTAATGGCTCGTACGCCAGAAGGAATCGTTAAAGATGCCGTACAAAAACTCCTTAAGGAGTTGGAGGTCTATTACTTCACACCAGTGACGGGTGGTTATGGCCGGTCGGGGGTGCCCGATCTGGTGTGTTGTGTGGACGGTATGTTTCTAGCAATCGAGTGTAAAGCCGGTGCTAACAAACCTACGCCACTGCAGAACCGAGAGATGGACCTAATCCGTGCCGCGAAAGGCATAGCGATGGTCGTGAGAGAAACAAACGTCGAAGATGTGCGGCTTACCATCCGCCAAATGAGGAAGGAAAAACATGCAGCTCGTAACACTGGATCTTGAGACTTTCTATGACCGCGAGTACAGCCTATCGAAGCTAACCACCGAAGCTTATGTCCGTTCGCATCTTTTCGAGACTATTGGTATTGCAATCAAGGTTGAAGATGAATATACGGAATGGTACCCACAGCCTGAGGTAGAGCAAGCGCTGGCTTCCATCAACTGGTCTGAGTGTGCGGTGCTGGCGCAGAACACAATGTTTGATGGTGCGATCCTGCGGTGGAAGTACGGCATCAATCCCGCTGCATGGCTAGACACCATGGGCATGTCCCGCGCTTTGTTCCCCCACGAGAAAAGCCATAGCCTCAAGAGCCAAGCTGAGCGGGCGGGGGTCGGTGTCAAGGGCGACGAGGTGGTTAACGCATTGGGTAAGCGGTACAAGGACTTCGATGTAGAGTCTCTCGCCCGGTATGCGTCGTATTGCATGAACGACGTCGATCTAACCTACAAACTCTTCAAGCGGTACATCGGCATGGGGTTCCCACGCATCGAGCTGCGGTTGATCGACTTGACGCTACGGATGTTCATTGACCCCGTGTTGGAGCTGGACAGAGAGCTGCTGAAAGAGCACCTGCAGGATGTGTTGGATAAGAAGGAAGCGCTACTGAGCAAGCTCAGTGCGGACGATAAGTCTAGGCTGATGAGTAACCCGCAGCTTGCGGATATGCTGCGAGAGCATGGGGTGGAACCCCCGATGAAGATCAGTCCGAAGACAGGCAAGGAAACCTACGCATTTGCTAAGACCGATGAGGCGTTCAAGGCCCTGCTTGAGCATGAAGATCTGGAAGTGCAAGCAGTCGTCGCGGCACGGCTCGGTGTGAAGAGCACGCTTGAGGAGACGAGGACCCAACGGTTTATCGATATGTCCTACCGTGGGGCGTTCCCGGTGCCGTTGAGGTATTACGGTGCCCACTCGGGGCGGTGGTCTGGCCAGGACAACATCAACCTTCAGAACCTCCCGTCACGCACAGCGAACGCAGGGAAGCTCAAGAAGGCGATCAAGGCCCCGCCCGGCCACATCGTGATCGACTCAGACTCGTCGCAGATCGAAGCCCGGACGCTAGCGTGGCTGGCTGGGCAGGATGATCTGGTCAACCTGTTTATGAAAAACAACGAAGAGATATTGGCTGGTATCCCAAAGAAAGAGTTTAAGTACGACCCATACAAGATAATGGCGTCACACATCTACGGAATGCCACCAGAAAAAATCAATGATGTGCAGAGATTCATTGGGAAGACCACCGTGCTTGGCTGTGGGTACGGGGTTGGGCATGCCAAGATGAAACTCTTCCTCAAGACAGGTGCAGGGGTGGAGGTCAGCGAAGCGGAAGCCAAGCGCATAGTGGATACCTACCGCAAGACTTACTATCGGATACCGGAGTTGTGGAAGTCGTCGGACACGGCTCTCGCCATGCTTGCTGCGGGTATGCGGTACGTTGTGGATACTAGAGGCATCGTACGGGTTGAGCCGGGTAAAGGGCTTACACTGCCTAACGGGTTGTACATACAGTATCCGGGCCTGCGGCAGGATGCAGAGGGTCGGTGGTCTTACGATTCCAGAGGCAAGCGGGTGGATGTGTACGGCGGGAAATGCACAGAAAACTATACCCAAGCAATCGCCCGCTGCGTTATCGCGGAACAGATGCTACGGATAGCTAAAAGATATAAGGTTGTGTTGACCGTTCATGATAGCGTTGCTATAGTTGCGCAAGACTCAGAACGGGAGGAAGCTATGAAGTACGTTGAAGAGTGTATGTGGTGGCGACCGTCGTGGGCGTTTGGGCTCCCATTAGCATGTGAAGCAGATTGGGGGTATACGTATGGAGGTTAATATCGGAGATATTTATGGTCGGCTAACCGTTGTAAAGCTAGCCGATACGGGGTGGGCTAAGTGGGTTTGTAGGTGCTCCTGCGGTGCGGTTGTAACGCTAAGAGCTAACAAATTATTGAGCGGTAATAATAAGTCATGCGGGTGCTTGAAACGTATGGTGCTGGCAGACGCCACACGTACCCACGGCAGGGCTAATAGCAGCGTGTCTGGGTATAAAGATAGGACTTATGGTATCTGGCAAGCAATGCGAGATCGCTGCTCAAACCCTAATAGGAAGGATTGGCATAGGTACGGCGGCGCTGGTATCTCTGTAGACGCTAGTTGGGAGTCTTTCTCACAATTCGTTTCCGATATGGGTAACGCGCCAGCAGGTCGTACTTTAGATCGTATCGACGGGACAAGAGGGTATGGGCCCGATAATTGTAGGTGGGCTACACCACGAGAGCAGTCGTTAAATTCTAGTAGATCGAGAGTGTTTGAGATTGAGGGGGTGCGAGATTCTATATCTGGGTGGGCACGTAGATGGGGTGTAGGGAGAGCTAAGGCGCTTAAACTACTGTTGGTGAAGGTACAGACCTGATAGACTAGCAACTCTTAAAAGAACGACGTCATGCTCACACACTCACACTCCTCGATCAAAGACTTCCAAGGCTGTGCCCGCAGGTACCACCAAGTCAAGATTCTCAAGCGCTTCAAGCCTCAGCCCACTGAGGCAACGACGTACGGCAACCTTGTGCATGAAGCGTTTGAGAAATACCTGATGCAGGACACATCGCTCCCGGATCACCTGAGCAAGCATCAGCCGGTGCTGGACAAGATCAAGGCGATGCCGGGTGACCGGCACTGTGAGTTGAAGCTTGGGATGCGGCAGGACTTCACGCCGTGTGGGTTCTTTGATAGCGATGTGTGGTTCCGTGGGATCCCTGACCTGCTGATTGTGAACGGTACGACCGCTTGGGTAGGTGACTGGAAGACTGGCAAGAGTAGCCGGTATGCCGACACGTCGCAGCTTGAGTTGATGGCAGCGATGACGATGGTCCACTTCCCCGAGGTGCAGAAGGTCAAGGGCATGCTGTTCTTCATCGTGCCTAACGATGTGATCCTCTCCTTCCACAAGCGTGACCAACTGCCTGAAATTTTGTCCAAGTGGGCGGGGCATGCGTCTGTGATCGAAGCGCATCTTAAGAACGACGTCTGGAACGCCAGCCCGAGCGGGCTGTGTAAGTTCTGCCCGGTATCCCAAGAAGTCTGTGAACATAGGTGACCTATGCCGCGCAACTACCGCAACGAGTATGACGCCTACCAAAGCTCTCCTGAGCAGCGTGCCAAGCGATCTGAGCGGAACAAAGCCCGTCGGATGCTGATGAAAGAAGGCAAGGTATCGAAGGGTGACGGCATGGATGTGCACCACGAGAAGCCCATGGCGAAGGGCGGCAAGACCGCTGCCGGTAACCTCAGGGTGGTGCCAAAGAGTAAGAACCGCAGCTTCCCGAGAACCAAAACCGCTGGGATGAAGTGAAGCGCTTGACGAGCGCAGGGTAGGTAGGTATCTTCGAGGGGTCCGGTTCTCCTCCTCCCGGACTTTCTCCTTTGTGTGTGGTGTTTGCAGGGTGGTTGGTGCCGCCCTGCTTTTTTCTCCGCCGAGTGCAGACCGCACCTCGGCTATTTTCAATTGGGAGTGCCTGTGCAGATTATCGACAACAAAGCATTACTCATCACAACTAAGAAGTACGATCAGATCATCAACCTGATTCCAAAGAGCAAGCTAATCGACCAGCAGGGGGAAGTTGGCAGGGTGCTGGTGCACTGGGGGTTTGACGAGGCGAGGCTGCTGCGCAACCTCAAGATTCGCAACGTCCCGTCACCCATCCTCAAGAGCTACACATGGCCCGGTGTGTACACACCGTTCGATCATCAGAAGACAACCGCTGCGTTCCTTGCGGGGCATGCAAGGTGTTTTTGTTTGAGCGATGCCGGGACCGGCAAGACCTCCGCTGCGGCGTGGGCTGCGGACTACCTGATGAACGTGAGGCAAATCAAGCGGGTGCTGGTGGTCTGCCCGGTGTCTATCATGGACACAGCTTGGAAAGCGGATCTGTTCCGCACAGTCATGCACCGCACAGTGGGTATCGCAACAGGCTCGCGGGAGGCCCGCAGACGCATCATCGAGGGGGACTACGAGTTTGTCATCATAAACTTTGACGGGGTCAAGGTTGTCAACGAAGAGCTAGAGAAGGCCGCGTTTGACCTGATCATTGTCGATGAGTGCAACGCGGTGCAGAACGTCTCTACAGACCGCTGGAAGAGCCTCGCTAAGCTCGTCAAACCTAACACCCGGCTCTGGATGATGACCGGCACCCCTGCAGCACAGTCTCCTGTGCATGCTTATGGTCTGGCTAAGCTGGTCAACCCGTCGGGGGTGCCGAGATTCTTCGGGGCATTCAGGGACATGGTGATGTATAAAGCCACCCAGTTCAAGTGGCTACCCAAGGCCAACGCCGCCGAGACCGTGCACAAGGTCCTACAACCTGCAATCCGGTTCACCAAGGAAGAGTGTCTCGACCTACCAGACCTCCTGTACTCCACACGTGAGGTGCCACTCACCAAGCAGCAAACCCACTACTACGAGATCATTCGTAAGAACCTCGTGGCGGCAGTAGCCGGTACAGAGGTGACGGCAATCAATGCAGCGGGGTTACTCATAAAGCTCCTACAGGTGTCCTCAGGATCTGCTTATGATGTTAACCGCAACGTCATAGACTTCGACATCAGCAACCGGTTCAATGAGTTGATGGGCGTCATCGAGGGTACCAGTCAGAAAGTTATTGTGTTCGTTGCATTCCGGCATGTGCTGGAGCGGCTAGAGAAGGATCTCACAGCCAAGGGCATCTCGACGGTATCCATCCACGGAACTGTGAGCAGCACGACCCGAGCGGACTATATCCGCCGCTTCCAGACTGAGCAGGACCCCAAGGTCATCCTCCTACAACCCCAAGCTGCTGCGCACGGTATCACACTCACTCGTGCCGACACGGTGGTCTGGTGGGGGCCTGTGCCGTCGGCGGAACTCTACATGCAAGGTAACGCACGAGCACATCGCGCTGGGCAGAGGCACCCTGTGACGGTGGTGCGGCTCCAAGGCAGCTCAGTTGAGCGTCGCATCTATGGGTTGCTGGACGGCAAGCTTGACCTTCATCAAGGGCTTGTTGACTTGTTC